AGAGAAGCCTTTTGGCGTCGAAGTGAAACACTTTGACCTTATGAACACCAGAGGGCAGGTAAAGAAAATAAGAAAGACATTGAGGCAGTCTCAAACATATCAAGAATCTATATACTCCAGGTCTGGAAGAAAATTTTCTACCGCGTTTACATTAGTTTTCTCAAACTTATCGTTTATCCGCGAAAGAAGATTTGCGTTTGACTGTAACGGCGAACTTAAACCGGCCTACAAGGCAATGATGTGCTCGTTAAGGTATTCGATGGTGGGCGAGTTGATCATACCGGGCTACGTGCCGGTCACAGACGGGTGGAAAATTTCTTTCTCTGGCCAGGTCTGGGCATCGTGTGGCGAGGGCCGCTCCCTTGACGGGGCCTCCTTTAGCACTGTGAACGATATCTTTAAGGCACCCCTGAAGGTGGGGTCATTGTAAGCATAAAAATAAAAGGGAACGGCAATGATAAAAAGAAAAAAGCATGACCAGTGGTGGAAGTAAGGGGTACATATGAAAACAAAGGAATGCTCAAAGTGCAAATCGGCCAAGCCACATGCTGACTTCCACAAAAAGAAGGCATCGACGGACGGTCTGAGTTCGTGGTGCAAGCCGTGTAAGTACGAGATGGATACCGCGAGGAGAAGAGAACGTGCGGCAAGAATGACCGACGAAGAAAGAGACCTTCACAACAAGAAGAAGAGAGCCCACGGGAAGCTCGACAGAGCGGTTAAGCGTGGGGAAATAGACAAGCCAGAAAAGTGTGAGAAGTGTAACAAGAAACACGTATCACGAGAGATCCATGGTCATCACCATGATTACGACAAGCCACTTGACGTCGAGTGGATTTGCCGGACGTGCCACCTAAACGAGCACGGTGGTGCAAAAACACTGACCTGCAAGACGTGCGGTAAGAGATTCACAGGGCAACGGGGACAGGACCGCAAGTTTTGTTCACATGCCTGCTACTACGTCACACTAAAGGGAGGACAAAGGGTATGGAAACCTTAAAAGAGCACCTAGAAGGCGATGAAATTATCACGCTTAGAAAAGCCTGTGAGATAACCGGAAAAGCTGCCCACACAATAAGAAGATGGAAGAGAGAGGGGTTTATTAGCGATCAAAGGGGGCCATATTCTTCGTCAACTTCTCCCCTTCTCCTTAGCAGGGCGGAGGTTTTGCGAGCGATGGAGGCAAAAGAAAGAAAAGAATCAAACTTAAGACGTGAAGGTGCGCGTTTAAAAGCAAAAAAGAAAGACCTTAGAAAGAATATGCCTTCACAAAGCCGAATTGCGGAGGCTCTTTTCGACTTAGAGTCACCCGATATTCACGCTGTTATTCATAATAAATTCAGAGACAACGGAGAAGAACTTGTTTTGGAAACAGCTAGGGATACATGTTGGGCGTGTCTTGCTCCAGTGCAGAAGTTAACAAGGTGCCACATAATTCCCCAGGAATATGCAAAAGATAAAAACCTGGACACAATAGTTAATGAACCAGGAAATTATCTTCTTCTGTGCGATTTGTGCCACAGAGAGCAGCCAGACTGTGAGCCACTGGATGTTCAGGCAGAGTGGCTGAGGACAAAGCACCACTGCGCAGTAAGGCAACCAATAAAGCAGCTTTTCTTTCTTGGTGAGGCAGTTTTTTGGTATGACGCCGTTGCTATTGCCACAGAGGAAAGCGGAGGGATATCAAAGAGTCAAGCAGACGAAATGTTTCGAAGCATGACCCAAAAAATGGAAGACCTGATAGGGATGAAAGTAAGGCATAACTCAGCAGCAAAGCATACATCAAACTCATATTCAAATATGATATGGAGCGTTCTTTCCATATTGATTCGCAGGTTTCATCAAGCCGTCGGCAAAAATAAGGCTGAACACTTTTTTGAGCTAGCGAAACAAAGAAAAGAAGGAAGCTTTTATAAGATGTACGCTAATGAGTTTAAGAGCATATACGGAAGCGACTTTTCAGGGGACGTATTAAAAAGAATTAAATCCGAAAGTAATCCAGCAGCGAGACAGGATTTCAATGTCCAACAAAAAAGCGGCACCGCAGCACACCATGAAAAGCTGATAGAAAAAAACATAAAAATAAAAACTCTCACAGAGAGGCTAAGTCAAGAAGAAGAGAAAAACATAGAACTCAAAAAAAACATGGAAAAAATGCAGATGGAGATTAACAAAGTAAAGACAATGGGCATTCGTGAGACGTTGAAGTCTCTGGTGGTAAAAAAAATCTACAATCTCAGCGAAAAAGGATGATGGAATGCCAGAAAAAACACCTAAAGACAAGGCCGACGAAGGCCATAGGAAGCCGGTGAAGATAACGGTCTCCATTGCGGGCCACCTAGACAGGAAGGTGGGTGACATGAAGGTCTTCTGCCGGGAAAATACTGACTGGGTTTGCGAGCAAAAAGAGTTTTACGCTCTCACGAGCATGTCCAAGGTTGAAAGGGCGCATATACTACGTGTCTGCCTGGGCATAGGGGCGCGTGAACTCATGGGGCGGATTCGAGACTATGCCGAAAAGGAAGGGATCGACATCGACCACCTTGATGAATTCTAACAAGAAGGAGGATGGAATGCACGTGTACGAAGTGGATGAAATAGATGGTTTGTTTAAGTTCGCATCTTGGATGAATCCAGATGAGGTGATGCAGTTATGCCTAAACAGGCACAACAGCGAGGTTGCCCTGGACACAATGAGCAACGTGTCAGGATCTGTTGATCGTGCTATCGAAGCAGCGACAGAAGGAATAAGCAACGCGCATCCAAAGTGGGAATTTGAATCACTGGAGTTTACGGAGGGTCCGTTCGTATCCGTACTTCCTAACCTGGATGACGGTTTCCCGCCAGAAAATTATTACATTGTCGGGTTTAAGGTAAAGTCCGTCCCCCCGACGCCGCAAAACCCTTCCGATTCCGATGATGCCTACATCGTAAGCCCTATGAGATTGGGAGATGCCCACACGATGGAGGATGAGGCTTCCTTTTTAAAGAAGGGAGGTGAAACTACGGAGCAAAAACCCAACTGAACCACATACGTGCTAAAATCTGTCGTCACTATTCACGTTCTGTACGGCAGTGGATGCCCAGGATCGGACTTCCGAAATCGGATAGTTTGGCCCTGGGCATTGTTTTGGTTTTCGGTTTCGCATAGCTAAGATCTCGTCATGACCGTAGACCCCACGGATGTCAGGAAAGTCTAACCACAGGTCTCGGCAGAGATGCTTCGTGCTTAAGATTTGACTAGCCGTTGGACTCGAACGACGAAAATCCCCAAAGTTACCAACCCCAATGGAAGTAGAATTAACTCCTGCACAGTGGGCACCTTTACACGCTGCGTCAAGGAACTGGTAAACCTTCCCCTTCCTGTCCACGATATAGTGGTACGGGACGTATGCTCGGCTTTTATAGTTTTCCGGCACACCATACTTCCTCCAGTCCCGAATCGCATCCAAGCGGGCCTCAAGGCTCCCAATGGTCACCGTGGCAACGCCCTCTGGGTCTTCCGTGAAAAACTCATGCACAGAATCCACCGTGTATCCAATTTTGATCCGGTGGACAACAATGCTTGAGGTTATTTTTCTTATTGGACGAGGAATATCTTCGGGTATCCGCTCGACCACTTTCATTTCATCAGCCTTCCGAGTGCCGCAGCCCATGGCATTTTTGCCGCTGCTGTCTGTCCCAAAGTGATGAGTCCGGCAGCTATCACGGATGTGGGTAGCTCCACTTTGACATCGGGTACACTGAATGCGCCCAAGACCTTTACACCCTTGATTTCAAGTTCAAGGTTTCCGTCTCGATCTGCATCGCCAACACGTCCACTTCCCCAGCTAATCAAGTCCATGTCACTCTCCCTCTGTTTTTATTAGCGAGCATTTTTTTTATTCGCTCGTCTGTTGTTGAATCCTTTTTACCCTGGCTTCGGCTTTTCTTTTCATCTTTTTTGAAAGCTTTTTGCCACGGATCTCTTCGATCTTTTTTACGCATTCTTCCACGTCCTCGATAACATGGGCAACATCCTCTGCCGCCTCAAGCGTCTTCGTCAAATCAAACTTCCCAGTCTGAACTCTGGCCACAATGACCGGCGTTATGGCAAACACCAATGCCACAATCACCCCAAGAATATCCACTGCTACTTCAACGTATTCCATGATTACTCCACAACGTCCGCGCCAATGGAAAAGTTTCCACTGAGCCCTGTCGGCGTTTTCCTATCCCCCTGGTAAGTCGTATGCGTGATGCCTGCCTCGTCCACAAACCCCGTGTAACCTACGGTGATGGTTTCTGCGGTGGCATCAAAGTCCGTGATGACCACGAGAAGATTATTCTGCGGAAACCCACTGGTTAGGTCAATGACCTGGCCCAGGCTTATCTCCGCAAAGTCGATACCCGTCCCAGTCAAAACCCCGCTTCCTGCGGTCACGGCGAATGTCCCTGCCGAGGTCGCGAGAGTTCCCTTGCGAGTCACATCTAGATCCCAATAATATTGACCAGGGGTGACATTGATTGTGTCTGCCACGAACAACTTAATGAGCGATTCCCCGCTGGCTGGGACTGTTATCTGGAGCTGGTCTGGATAGTACGACTGCTTAAATATGATGGACCGGCTGTTGTCGTCATAGACGCTACCCTTAACTGCAAAGCGCAACACAGCCTCGGTGATATCAACCGGCGTGGTACCATCGCTTTCGTATATCGTGACGTTGAAGTTCCGCGAGTCTCCCCGGACGATGCTAATGTCTGTCATTATCCTAACCCTTCCAGCCATGTCTTCATCAAGGCCATGTCGGTTTTAATCTCTATCAACTCTACGTCACTAAGGCCCGGCGTATCGCCAATCTCCAACGCTTGAACTTGATCTATCCAGGCCAGCATGCTGCCCCTCCCCTGGCCAGAATAAGGCAGATAGATCTTTGCGGTAGAAAAAGACTTTGCGTACTTCATTTCTAGCTCCTCACCACGGTCCCAAGACCGTCTGGAGATGTAAAGTCGTTCTGGGGTAGCGCGGCATATGTTGATGTCCCTGCGTTACCAACCTGCACGTCGGCAGCAGACGTTAGCGAACCGCTAACTGTTCCAAGCCCAGTTGCTGTAACCCGAGAGGCCAGATCCCATGCAGTGCCAGAGACAGATCCCGTTATCGAGCCAGTGCCAAAACCCTTGATGAACGAACTGGAACCCTCTTCGCAACGAAGAAAGCTGGTGTAGGTTCCCGCGACAGTCATGGCGACAGTAATCTCCACTCTCGATTCTCCGTTGCCAAAATTCCATACCCTAATGCACTCCGTTGAGGCCGCCGTGTCGAAGTCGATAGGGTCTGCCGTCTTCATGTAGCCTGCGGGATTAACCGTAACACGCTCGCTAACCTTCGAGCTGGTTAATAGCATCGTTCCACTGGCGGCAGTCGCTCTCGTTAGATTTCCACCAATAAACGAGTTGGGGCTGTCTTCAAGGTTTTGGTTGTTGACCTCCCCCGAGGCAAGAAATGCAGATGAGTTGTAAAAGTTGAACAGAAGTGCATTTGTCAATCCGTCCAGGTTGCAATCCCACATCTCTACGCTTTCCCAGATTTCAAAACTTGCAGCCGCCACGTTCTCAAACTTTATTCCTGCAAACTTTATTGTTACGCCCCGCCCCGAGGCACCGATGATGCTCTGGCTCCCCTGTGTTTGAAAGACGGTGCTGATGGGATAAATCTCTATGTCGGCAAGACCAATATAGAAGTCAAACGCTGTAATAATATTTATCGTAGGACTGGACGGGCTGGCGACCGGTACGGACCCAAGACCAAACTCAAAGGCAAAAAACGGAGAACCGGCTGTGCTGTCAAGCATCCAGTGCGAGCCGTCGGTGATAGGATCGGTGAACCCATTACTTGTCACAGCATATTGGGCTGCCGTTCCCGGTATGAGGGCTCGCGTCGATGTCGTTGGTATCACCGCAGTTGGCGTTTGATTGATGTTGCCGCCAAACATTATGCCCAGTCCGGCCGGGCCAGCCTGCACACTCGTAAGCGCTGGCACGTCGTAGGGGCCATTGTCAAGAGCGTGAAAAACAACATCACCTTCCTGCCCGTCAACTAGTCCATCAATACATCGTTGAGGGGTACGGAAAGGATTCCCGATGGTTCCATCGCCAGTTTCGTCATCCCCAGTCAGGGCGAAGTAGATATCGGACGCAGTGTTTTCGGTATAGGATACTGCATCCCATCCAGCGGCCGTTCTCTGGTATGTAACCCCGTTAGCCTGAACGTGAACCAGGCACCCAGTCTTGTCGAAGTCAGAACCATCAATAGCGTTTCGCCCTGCGATGTCGGCGACAACCCGATACCCGCCGCGAAGGGCGGTATCATCAAGCGATGCGACGCCAACGGCAGCATTGATTAGTTCTCCTGCAAATGTGGGCATAGCAATCTCCTACGGCGTAACAGTAAAGGCCAGTGGCCCGGTGATAGTTGTGTCAATAAGGTTGTCTGAACGTGCAACCCGATAGTTCTGGATATTCCCAAACGCATTCGTCACGGAAAGTCCCACCTGGACCTCGGTCATATCGCCAGGACCAAAAGAGCCAATCTCAAAGTTGGTGGGTAGCAAAGGTCCATACGGGTCGGGATATGCGTGAATAATGTACTGGTTCACTGGTGCAATCGTCCCTGAATACGAAGCAGATGAAGAAAGACTCTGCGTTACGAGAGCCTCAATATCCGCTTCGGTGTACGGTCCAGCGTTAGCGGTGATGCCCGTGAAAACCAATGGCCGCCAGGTGAATACAACCTGCCCCGTGTCTGGACTTCCAGCCTGACTTGCCGTCAGTGTGAAAGTCACGGATGCGTTGTTAGCCGTCTTGGTGAATGTGCCGTCAGAGCTGAATGATGTTGGCGTAACGGTTACATCTTTCGCCGGGGTTCCGTCGTCGTCAGTCAGAACAGCGCTGTCGGGTGTGCGGTTGTATGCCGCACTAAATGATGGTGTCGCAGAAGACTGCCCCACCTCAAAGCTCGAACCAGACAAGGAAGAGAACGATGTAATATCGAAGGCTGGAGCTGCGCAATCTTCAATAATGGTCCCAACAAGGTTTGGGTCAGCAGCTATCACGCCAGATATTTGCTCCTGCACACAAATCTCCACCGTGACCGTCGTCGGGTCAGCAACCATTCCCCCCGTTATTATGCCACTTATACTCATATCGTCCTCAGCAGTGTTTCCCATTTGGCCGCGTCTATCTGGACAGCCGACATGGTAACGGTTATGAGTTCGCCCTCTCCAACTCCTCCCGGCGTGGAAGCGTTGGCGGTGGCAGCATCTGGGAAGATGCGTCTACGCAAAGTCAATGGTCTATCGTTTGCGTCGTATGTCAAGGCATCGTCCCTGACATTACCACCTGCGTTACCAAATGCGGCAGCAAGTGCTTGACCCGCTGTTCCTGTCGCGAGATGACCAGCAAGAGACTCGTCGAAAATGGCATCGACACCAGCAGGATCCAGGCTCATTGCATCCCCAGGTGTCGCCCTGGTTGATACAGCCACATCGAGGTTGGCCGTAACGACTGGCTCGATAGCTGCGGTATCCGCAAGAACATCTTGCAGTTCACCAGCGGCAGTTGCCGCGGTTGCCCCAGTAACGCCGAGTGCTTGGCGAATCTGTTCTTTTTCTCCTGCGGTCCAATCCGTATCTGAATCTGACTCCCAAAGACCAGCGCCGTGGGTGCCAGAAAGCTCAGTGTCGATGGCTGTGCGTTCTCCGGCTGTAAGCGTCATCGCATCACCTGGGTCTGCTGTTCCACGACTGGAAACAGTAGCGTCCAAGTTTGTGGCGACCACCGGCTGCATTGCACTCGTATCTGCCTCGATGTCATCGAGATGCGTATCCACAGACCCTGCTGCCGGAGCACCTGCCGTTGGCGAAAGCTTCATCGCGTCACGCACTTGTTGCTGAGTTAGACCAGCTCCGCCGCCAGTCCATGCGCCTGCGCCGTGTGTCGCGGTAAGCTCTACATCGACCGCTGCGGTTGCTGCTGGCGTAAGCCCCATGTTGTCCCCGGCGACTGCAAATCCAGTGGCCGTCTGATAAGACCCTGCCCCATGACTCGCCGTGACCAAAGCATCCACATCTGCGGCAGTGTGACTGCTCCGCGTAGATATTGCTGCATCGATGTCCGCACCTGGAAAAGGTGTGGCATCAGACAAAATATCTGCCTGGGCCAATGTGGATCGGGAACTAACAGTTGCGTCAAGGTTTGAGATGCTTGCACCAGCAAACGGTGTTGCATCAGAAAGGATATCTGCCTGGGTCAAAGTAGACCGAGAACTAATGGTCGCATCGACATTAGCTGTGACAAGCGGCTCGATGGCTGCCGTATCAGCCAAGACATCTTGAAGTTCACCGGCTGCGGTGGCCAAGGTGGCACCCGTGATGCCCAACGCCTGCCTCATTTGGCTTCGCTCCGAGACTGTCCAGTCAACGCCTGCTCCACTGGATGCGTCATTCAGGGCCTCGCCAACACTGCCAACGCCAAGGTGACCTGCAATAGGCTCATCCCATACGGCATCAACACCCGCAGCGGTGAGACCCATGTTGTCTCCAGCCACTGCGAATCCAGTTGCCGTGATGTACGAGCCCGCGCCATGACTGGCTGTCACGAGGGCATCAACGTCTGCGGCTGTATGGCTTGACCGGCTGGAGATCGTTGCGTCGATATCCGCTCCGGGGAATGGTGTTGCATCAGATAAAATATCTGCTTGGACCAGCGTAGACCTGGAGCTTACGGTGGCGTTCAGGTTCGTGGACACCAGCGGCTCCATCGCCGCAGTATCCGCAAGGACATCCTGAAGTTCGCCCGCAGCAGTCGCAGCCGTGAGACCCGTAACACCTAGCGCTTGACGAATCTGTTGCTTCTCTGCGCCAGTCCAGTCTGTTGCGCTTGCAGACTCCCAGTTTCCAGCGCCGTGAGTTCCACTGAGTTGGGCATCAATAGCTGTTCTCTCGCCTGCGGTCAGTGTCATTGCGTCACCGGGATTGGCAGTGCCTCGACTTGAAATAGTCGCGTCTATGCTTGCTCCAGCGAATGGAGTAGCATCACTTAAAATGTCAGCCTGAGTCAATGTTGAGCGAGAGCTAACAGTTGCATCAAGATTGGGTATCAATGCTCCCGCGAACGGAGTGGCATCGCTTAGGATGTCCGCCTGCGTAAGAGTAGACCTGCTGCTGATGGTGGCGTCTAGGTTGGTGCCAACAATGCTGCCTGCCGAGCCAGCACCAAAAGCGCCAGGAAGGGCTTCTGCCCAAACATCGTCCTGCACGGCGTTCGTTACCCGCATATGTTCAGAGACACGCTCGATGTTTCCGACCAGCGTCGTATGCAGCGCGTCGCTATATGTAATGTAGATAATCGAATATCCGCCGATGGCAGGAGCAGTAAACGTACCTTGATAAAGGCCATCTGCAACATGGGAAAGGTTCACCGGGCTTGCAACGATGGCAACACCAGCACTATCGTATATTTCAGCCTGCGGAAACCTTGTGGTGTCCCCATCTGCCAAAACAAGCTCCAGTAAAACTGTATCGCCTGTGATTACTTCAATCATCGCTTCCTCCACTAATAATCTCTACGCTCATGACGGTTCTTCTGGGTTTGACGCAACGACTGACGCATGAACGTATTCTTCCGATGCTGTATGGTCCGGGTTGGCCTCCAGATGGGCATCCATTCCTGCATAGTTGTCGATGTCGAAAGTCTCTCCGCACGAGCAAATAAAAAGCATCCTTGTAGCCATTTTTACGACCTCACAAATTCTAGGGTTAACCACATCCTGTTGCCCTGGCCGATTGCCGTTCCGTTTGTACCAGTTGACTGGCATCTCAGGCGAACGACATCAGAGGCGGCAAGCTGGACCAAAAACGCAGCGCTGCTGTTGGCAGTGTCGTCAATGGTGTTACGAGAATAAGAGGACGACCTAGAAGGAACGATTTCGACCGTATTGTTCTCCACCCATCCATCAACGGTTCTTCGAGCATTTGCATTCGTGTCAAACATTATGGAGTATGAAATTCGGTAAACGCCAGCCGTGTTGATCGTTACATTCTCGCCTGACCGAGTGTAGCTTGAGTCCTGAAAGTCGTTAGCGTTCAGAACCACCGTTGTTGCCGTTGTGTTGATAGTTAGATTGCCGGTCTGTCGGTACTGAGATACGTTCGGGGTGAAGCCGTCTATAGAAATGTTGGCCACCCCGCTTCCTGCGTCCGTTACGGTGACCGCATCGCCAACAAAGTCAAGGTTTGTATGAGGGCCACCCGCAACAACTGAACCCTCATCCTCGACAATAATACTGCTGCCGGACCCTGCTGGGCCTTGTGGACCCGTCGCTCCTGCTGCCCCGTTCGCTCCCACCGTTTGGATGCTTAGGCGAAGGCTGTTGGCAAGCGTGTTTACCTGATCGCTGCCATCAACAACCTGACCCCTAATGCGAATCACGTCGGAGGCGTTCAGCTCCAAGATGGCAAACCCGGAATTTCCACCCTCTTCTTCGCCTGAGTCGTGAAACCACCTAGATCTAGTTCCGCCAACCTCGGCAAAACCACCGCCCGTGTCTAGCTCCACCCAGAACCCAACAGTTGCGTCGTTATTACTTGTCTCGCTTGAAGAACACCCGAAATCGATACGATATGTACCATTCGCGTTAATGGTAAGCTCGGAAGATCCGCTTAGGGTGAAAGCCGCATTCGTTATTCTTGCCGTGTTGAAAGGGAGGGTGCTAGCCGACGTGGTAATCCCGGCATAAGAAACAGAATTATAATAGTTTGCGAAAGCAGCTTCTGGCAGGTCAACCCATGAAAGCCCCGAGGGCTGAACGCTGTTTGCCGTCAGAACCTGCCTTGTTGACCCCACCGGAAATCTCGCAACAGTGTCCGCAGCCGTTGCAACAATCAGGTCACCCTTTGCGTCCACAATGGTGTCCAAGATTCCATCAACAGACGTGGTTTGCAGAGATGCCGTTTCGCCTGGGTTCCGAATCGACGCCAGGGCGACGTTCATATCGACCAAAACCACTGTCCCAGAATGAGAACCTGTCAGCGTTATGGTTAGAGCATTTCGTGGATCTGCCGACGAAAGCTCAATGACATCAATCAAGTCTGTTCGAGATACACCGTCAACCAGGACCATGGCTCCAAGTTGCACACGGTCAAGATTATGTGTAATCGGTATCGACGAGGACGACGAGAATGTTTGAGCAAAAAGTTCTTTCCATGCACCAGCCATTACAACGCTCCTCCAAGGCTAAACTTTATTCCGTTAACGACAAGGGCGATAATGATCACATCCTGGTTTGGCGTCCCATCGTCGGTCAGTTCGACACGGACAAACAAAACGTCGCCTTCGTAATATGATGACGCATCGAATGCGGCGAACTCCTGGTCAATCGCGTAGTCATCATATGTTGCGGGAAGGACCGCCCCCGCAGGCACTAGGTTCTGGGCGTCAAACTCTGCGATACCAGTCGTTAAGACATCCGTGTTTGCCAGTATTCTTGGGGTTGGATCGATACCGCCTGCTGGGTCTGCCACCAGATTCCCAGCGACCTCTGCCGTGTAGACAGACATCGTAAGCTCCGGCGCAACAGTGATAGGGGTTGACCCATCAACCTTGTAGACGACGGACATGTCCAAGGGATGGGCCGTGCAGATGCCTTCAGGGATTGCGAATTGGAAGTAAATCGCATCACCCGTTTGATTGAGCCTGCTGTTCGGCATTGGGTGTGTCCAACCTGTCGGAGTCCCTCCAGACCCAACGTCAACATTGGCCAAAACAACCCCGCCGCTTTCACCGAAAACATTTCCACTGGCAGAAAGGGTTCCGCGCCACTTCGCAAGACCGGATGCTGTTTTTCGCCCTCTCCTATTTATTTGTGAAGTGGAAGGCGTCAGCCAGGTCCGCTCAAATGTGGGAAGCACAGATGGGGCAGAAATGATTTCGACGCATGACCAATATGCCGTTACTGCATCCACTGACGTGGTTGCCCACGTTGAATCATCGTCAATGCCGTAATGCAGCTCCTCCTCAGAGGATGCGCGAAGAAACACATCATTCGCATATCGGTATGATTCTTCTTCGCTTACGGCTTCGACGCCGACATTCTCCCACGCGGCTCCATTCCAAATCTTAAACTCGTAAGACCCACCCACCCCAGCGGCGCTTTGGGCTATTTGAAGTCCCCAGTGCTTAATCACTGAAGCTGTATCCTGTCGCAATGACCCGAAATATATCCTGTGTCCTGCGGCAGTTCCCTGAAACGTGATCGTTGACCCAGAAATACTCGAAGCGTCTGCCGTAACATCCACGAGGCCACCAGTGCCTGTGGCGTTCGAGGTGACGACTTTTATCCCGTCCGCATATGGCGAACCGCTTCCAGCGTACACGCTAGATCCCTTTTCTGGGAATCCAAAAACGGAGTCAACACCGAATGTCCTTTGTTGCGAAAAGCTGGTGTCATTTTGCTCTCGGAAGAAACTCAAGCCAAAGTCAGAGTTCAGCATCGCAGGGGGAAAGTTGTAAGCCGTTTCATGATTTGCAGTAATGCGAACAACTGTACCGGTGCCGAGAAGGGCTGGGTCAGCCAGTACGGCAAACGCCGACTGGTCCATCTTCCCACCGAGGACAGAAAGGTTTATCCCATCGCTGACTATGTGAATACTGTTTGACAGGTCAAGGGTATTGATTCCGAATATCAAAGTTGTCGAGGTTCCATCGCAGTAGACGCCATCGGTAACATTCGGTGATCCGACGTTAAAGTCGGCAATCTGAAACCTGCCAGCCGATTCCCCTCTCACAACAGCGTCAATCGTTCCAGGACCGGGAGGAACATGTATCGACTCAACTGCAATAACGCCGCTTTCGTTGACCATACACGAACGCAGGCCGCCAGTGTCAAAACGTATCTCAGCTCCGATAATCTTGCCGCCGCCTATTTTTCGCAGCCCGTTCCCTTGGCCCACAGCCCCATCGCCGTGAAACTGGCAGTTGTATATCGATGATGCACTAGAAACGCCACCATCAAACAAGACACCCGATAATCCCAGGGTGTCCGGGCAGTCAACAGCAAATCCCTCAATCTGCGAGTCTGCCGAAAGGGTTACAATGTCCGCAACAGCCGATACGTCTCCGATGCGCGTAACCTGGTATCCGCCAGAGCTTTTTAGGGTTGTCCCAGCCGGCACAGTGAGCCCAGACTCAGCGTAGGTACCTGGATATACCAAGATCTCATCACCAGACACAGCAACAGCCAAAGCTGCGCCAACCGTCAAAAACGGGTGCAGAGGGTCGCCAGACGTACCGCTGGCATCATTGCCGTTGACGGCGTCTACCCAGACGACGTTTCCGGTTCTTTGTAGCAGTCCTGCTGTGGGCATCTAATCCTCCAAAAATAATCTATCAAATCGAAAGGTGAATCCTTAAATTAATCGTTTTCTGCAAATTTTACAGACATGAAAGAGTTGTCCCCGAGCGGTCCCGAATCCAAAAGGGATAGAGAGACACTGAGCCCGGACGCCTTCTCATTAAGGGCCGAAACAGTGAAGGAGAGTTTATCTCCCTTGCTTAAAAAAAGATTTGATGAGGATAATCTTAGGGGAACATAGCTGTCATAGGCTACTCCGTTAAAATCTATCTCATAGAGCTGACTTGAGGCCGCCACCACGGTTCCTGGGGAATTCCCCTTTCCGCTCACATCATAATCAGCGCCGACTCTGGCCTGAACACCTATCGTCAACTGGCGAATGTTCGTGTCGGCTGTTGTAAACCTAACATAAAAAGATCCATCTATGCTGTAGTACCCATCAGATGGTACGAGAAAATACGTGCCATCGTCAGACCCAGACCCCGCCTGATCTTTTATTATGCTGCCCCCAAAGTCAAATGCGCCTGAACTTGCAACATCGGAAAATGTTATATTTAAAACATCTGTGGCAGCGGGAGGGGCGCTTGAGTCAGCTCTGATCGTAGAGGCCGACCAGGCATTTCCTACTGCCGTGTAATAAGATCTAAAGGCAGGGGCGTTCCTGTAAATAGATATACTGTCAAATATCACCTCTTCCGCTGCCCCAGAAAGCTCTTTGCCGACGTTTATACGCGCGTACCGTGCGTCAGAACTCAGACCGTCTTCAGGAAGTATCCCCTGGTATCTCTGAGTGACCCATTCTGCAGCGGTTCCGTAAGCATCCGCAAAGGGTCCGGAGGATGACAAAAGTGCCCCATCTCCATCGTACCACTTTATAGTAATGTTTGGCCGAGCCGCGCCACCTGAACCAGCAATACGTTGCCACCTAACCTCCAAACAATAGGGGACGTTTGAATTGCCGTCCAAGGGAATAAGATCTGACTCTATACGCCTTGATGTGTGCATAGATATAGACAGCCCGCCAGTAAGAGAAGTCGTAGTGGCCTTTATTTCACTATTATCCCAGTCCGTGCCGGACTGCATTGTCCACGCAGTAGGCGGATTCAGCCTTCCGTCAGCCCAGGTCATAAACGAATTGTTTCGGACCTGTGTAAACCTGCCACCGAGGTTCATCTGCGTCTTGCCGAGGACGGACTGAACAGACTGTAGCTTTTGGGCCTTGGTTAAGCTGTTCGATGCTTCCATCGGGGTGTTCGCTGGGTTTGGTGCGCCGCGAGACTCAAGTGCAAGCCATCGTTTAAACCCAAGATTGGGTTTACCTCGAAGGGAGATGGTGGTGGTCGCATCTTCTTGGAAGTTGTGGGTTATGTTTGCGACAGCCAGATACTGGGATTCAGTGTACAGGTAACTGTTTGGCTGAAACCCGATGATGTCATGGATGTCAAGCGATGGCATTATGGGTATGGTTACGGAATGGTCGAACTCTGGGTCCGACAAATCCAATATCATGGAAATGCCCATTTTTATGGCCTCGGTGACCGTATTTATCTGGCTGGTTGAGGACTCTTGTACTTCCATGAACCTTCTGCCGTAGGCCGCCATTGATGCGTCATTCTTCAGCTCAACATACCCAGGAGTCTCCTCATCCTCTTCACTTGGGTTTACGGCAGTTGTCCCATTGACCTCATACCCAAACGGCGGGGGTGGGCCCACGCTGGCTGACGGTCCTGCATAAGTTATCCCCGCAGGAAGAGAGCCAAAGGCAGTCACATTAGCATCCTGCACGGATTGATCTGTTTCCCCAGAATCATACGAAACACGCACAACATTCCTTATGCGTTGGCCCGCCAGCTCCGCCTTTGAAACGGACTTGATATCTTCAGGCGAGAAAAGAGACGATATGGTCAAAGAGTCGCGCTCCGGCTCATAAATCACAAGTTTAAATGACTCGGTATCCTCATCCCACCTGTACTTAACGTCATGACCAAACTGCCCTGCAATGGTCCTGATGGCGACCATGACGGGTTCGCGCTTTTGAATATACTTATTAACGGCCCACTCGTAAGGGGCATCAACAAGAGACACGGGGGCTCCAGGATCAACGTATGAATCTGTTTTATTGGTGTCGCTGTTCGCCGCCAGTATTTCGCCCATTATCTCGGCGGCATACTTGAGGGGAGGAACGGCGTCAGGCTCATTGCCGTAAAACGCATCAGTCTCAATGAACGTATCAACAAGAACCCCACCCTTATCCCGAAACATAACGGAGGTCTCTTCAGTGCCCCAATCAACCCCGTCAATCGTGCCATCCAAAAACTGCCAATAATCACTGCCACTGGCTTGAATACCAAGAGGCATTGTAGCCGTGTATATTTTGATGCCACGGTTTATCTCAATGAACTTTTCCGTCGTCGTAAGATCTGAATCTGGAGACTGAAGGTTTAACCTTGTGTCATTCTTAAGATAGGCAAGAGACAGGTTTTCCTGCTCACGCAAAAACTTAACAGTGCCTTGAACGCAAGCATTGTCCGGGCTGTTTGACGTACTCAAGCTTGAAACGAAGTCGAGACCATCAAGGTCCGTGGCATCGTAATAAAACTCAGTGCCACTGCTGTCTGGTTTTTCTATCGCAACTTTAACGCTCTGACTTGTGTGAAACGGAAGCAGGAGGCCGCGACGATAGTCCTCTTCTATTTGGGTTGCGGTGAGCGATTCGCTCCAAGCGTATACCCCGGCTATCTTACCGCTAAACGGCTGACCCCAGGCCCCGACAGATGACACCTGGCCACCAATGTTCCATTCCGCGTTAGCCCCATTGCTTGGTTTGTTCCCGGTGCCCGAGTTTAACCCCATCTGCTCCATGAATCGTCCGTTCACGTACAAATCATAATCAACCTGGGAACCCACGTTGGCCTTCCTGACAAAGCAGACGTATATCCACCTGTTCATGGGTGGCTGGTATGTAGATCTCCACCTGCTAATAGAGCCAGAACCGTCCTCAGTCACAATTTCAAACAGGGGGGTGGTTGTGATGCTCAACCTGAAAAGATAGTTGTCCGCAGCGGCTGCCGAGTCGCTTGGCCCGCTGAACTTTAGGACAGTGCTGAAGACAGGTGGCGCTGGCGCAATGTCGGCCACATACATCCAGCACCCGACTGATACTGTTTGCGTCTTAAATGCAGCTATGGACGTTGCGTCAGACCCAGGCGTTTCGGTGGCTAGACCCATCACATCGGCACCAATGAACTCGCGGCCCATGCCTATGGGAGAAGCACATATGTACGGAGGGTCCACCGTCGCAGTCGGGTGGTCTATAAGGCTTTCGCCAGTTGTGCCCCACACAGACGGAGATGCAACACCCGTGGTTTCGTCAAAAAACCATGCCCGCAGAGATGAAGACCTCTGCTTTGGATGCGCTCCGCGTCTGTTTGGGGGCATTCTCATATTACTTCTTCACCTGATTCAGACTGCACTATTGTTACGGCAGCAGTCGTGCATCTAATGTTAACGGTTATTTCTGATGCCTCACCCCGCTTCATGGAAGCCTTAAACCCGGAAACAACAGGGGCACTCATTGCAAGCGAAACAGCCTGCCCGATAAAGTTTCCACCCGGAGCTGGAACGTCCAGCTCTCCATCAACTTCAATGATTATTTTTCTTATTGGTTGTCGTATTCCTGACATGCTCTCTCCTATCTAAAAATCCGTCTATCGTATCCCTTGCGAAAGGTGGTTACGATCTCATCCATTTCAATGACTCTTTTCCATACCATGACCGACTTAATTTTCCCGTCGAAATTCTGCGGCACGTCGTTCGTTCCGATTACGCTGCCATGGATGGTTCCAGCACCGGTCCCGCCGTTCTCGGCAGAGAAAGTAGTCTGCCCAAAAGACAGGCTGGTAACTTCATCCAGTAGCGAAACCGTTGTTTTTGATGCCACGTTTGCATATATAGAGGCAGTCGCACTTGGGAGGTCGAGCGTACCGAGGATAAAATACCATTCCCCGGTAGAGAGTACGTCCGTGTTACTTTTCAGCCCTTGAAAGTTGATATCCGCGCTCCGGGATCTGCCACCCCATTGGATAGATCCGCCGTTGTCCGTGTGGACGTTCAAGGCGACCTTGCTGAAAGATGGTCCAGCCTTTATGGGAATATTCAGTATTGTTCCGACGGTCATATTCTCAACATAAATCCAAGCGCCGACACTTACCCCGGAGTGGCCACCAAGATCTGAAGACAGGTTGGAGAACCCAGAATGGTCGCTCGGCAGCTCGAACCCCTGTGCATTGACTGGATCAAAGCTCTGGCAAAAGCCAAACCCGTCGTCTATGTCGTAGACGAGCGTGGGCGCTGCGGCTCCAGCTTTTTTCTCGTATTCGTATCCGCCGGAAGCGTCGAGGCTGTATGGACCATTTATTTGGTCTATGACAAATTCGGGGTCGAGGATAAAGTTGGCATCTGGCCTTGATATCCCGCTCTCTTGTAGCGGCGAAACTTCTTGGAGCATCAGGTTAATAGAGCGGTCGTTTGGTGAGTATGTACCACCATGCTGGACATATGCCTCAGAATCGACCTTGCCGATAACTTCTTTCGGGTGCTGGCTGCCGATACAGTCACCGGAAACGAGAAGGCGTGGCAGCTTTGAGAAGGCGCGGTCCTGCGGGGGAATGAAGTCATATCCATACAATCCGTGGGAGTAAATCTCGGCAATCTGGTTGGCGCTAAGGGCTTGCTTGTAATACCTGAAGTCGTCGATATTGCAAAGGGCACTGTCGGTCCCTCCTTTGTCCCCCATATATATGTTCTCCGCAGAAGACGTTGTTGCTATCGTGGTCGCAGTGTCTGTTCCAATCAGCGTACCATTCTTATAGAGCGATAACGTGGGCGTTGTCGTCGGAGATGAGTACACCATGGTCAGGTGCGCCCATTCGTCCGCAACCAACTTGTCGGGGTCATTAATGGACGCGCTAGTGCCGACGAGCTGATAGAATATTCGAGCGTTTCCGGCTGCCAGGGAAAACACCCACCCATAGGTGAGGGCAAATTGCTCTGCCAGGTCTGGTGAAGCTGCCGCTATGGCACCAGATGACGGGTTGACCCAAAAGCATACGGTTATTTCATCGTCGGTGTTTAGCTCAATGGGGCCAGGGGAAGATCCGGGGAATTCCACCTTGTCCGCTGCGCTTATATTCAAAAGTGACCCGCTACCAGTTTTGCGATTCGGGTCACCTGCTGCTATAGGGTCGGCAATCGTCGCCGTTGGGACTCCTTCTATGCCATTCACTCTGTCTGCAAAATCACCGGGATAATCAAACGGGCACTGCATCACGATGCCGTCAGCGTTTTGCCAGGTATAAAGGTCCGCGATGAATGATGCGTCAACATTAAATGGAAGCAGGACTAAATCGTCCATATCTTTCGATACAGTCCCGGCGGGAAAGTTTGTATAGTCAATGGTCACGATGCCATCTGCTACGGTGATAAAAGATGTCACCGCTGTGGCAACCCCATCCTGGTATGTGTCTCCGGTCGCAGTTTCAACATGCTGATGCCATTCTCCAGACCCAGTGTTGTCTGCCCAGACAATAACCGTCCACTTCTTTGTTGGAAATCCAACGTCAAATGACATGTCTGCGGTAAAACTCGCATGACCGGTTCCGAATCGCTGTAGCCCACCGCCTTCGACAATGGACTTGCTCGCCAGAGACGTTGGTGCCACCCCAGAGTCGCTCCAGAAGTTTGTATTCAAGGGGAAGTGGTGCCCGCGACCCATCAGAAGGCCCTCGACCGTATCGGCCACAGAGGGCGTCTGGAACAGCATACTGCCGCTCCAGGTTCTTGGATTCATTCTCCTGCTAATCAGTGCCCTGTTTGTAAAAGATTTGCCAGAGTTCCCATATTGCGTCGATGTTTCCGACATGCCGCCGTTTACAATCGGGACATTCCATCCGTTGATGTTAAAGAAGCTCATGGCAGCACCGGATATCTGGTTGGTTCGCCTTCTCCCTCTGAGAGAACGGAACCACCAAGACGAAGGACTGGAAGGTTAAATGGGGAAACCGGCACTGCAACGTCCGGGTCATACTTATATCCCGGCAGGTACTCAGTAAGCTTAAATGAGACAGTTTTAGCGTTATTGGAGCCCGGTTTCTGTATATAGGCTATAGATGTAACCTCGCCAGTTACGGGGACACTCGGCTCTGCCACCACGGGACTTGTGTATCCTGTGCCCACGCTCAACTGCTCGATAAAATAGTCCGGCATTACATATGGGACAATGAACATGTCTGATATCTTAGAATTGTACTGTAGTGGTATAGGATTTTCGTTAACATTAAATTCTATCGAAAGGTAAAGAACCCCTTCGCGAACATTGGCGGAATAGCCAATGTCACCGACAGGGATGTACTTGATGGTGTCCGTATACGTGTTGTCGTAATTCTGTTTCACCCCGGCCAAATAGATATCACCGTTGGACCTGAAGAACAGTGGGTCATATTTCGACGTATCACTATTGAGGACAAGGAACATCGCCGTCCATTTATCGTCTTCGAGCTGGCAATCCCACGCGAACATATCCGTGAAATCCAAGATGACGAAAGCGGGGGTATCGAGTTGTATGTCAAGACATCCACTCGACCAATAGTCTCCACCTGTCCCTGAGAAAGTTAATCCATCCGTCGATGCACCGACAGACGCCATTAAACCGCGAGCCGTGTAGCCGGGAACCAGGGACATGCCCGTGTCGGATGTCGAGCCGTTTCCGAGCGCCCAGTAATGACCTTCGCCATTAATCAGGTTGATGAACCCATCGGCTATATCGAAGTCTTGGAATAGCGCCGTTGCTTCCCATGTGCGCCTGTATCCACGTCCAGCATTGCGAAGCTGCCCGCCGAAAGAACGGCTGACACCCTGTATTTTATCTTCACCGCGTGAACACTGGTTCATTACGATTGGGATATTTATGCCGTTTAAGATAAGGAACTGCATTATGACCTTCCGCCTCCACCTTCGTTGCCACCCCACCAGCCAGAGCCTGATTGATGACTTGGAAACGGAGTGCCAGCCTGAGCCATCTGGTTGCGCGTAGACCTCTCTGCAATCATGTTGGCGAGCTGGTCTGGGTTCGCCGCATCGGCGATGCTGAGTTCGTTGATGTTGATATTCATGGTGTTGCTGCCGGAAGTTATGTTTCCGCCAGCCTGTCTTCCGCCCATCGCGGCCCCCATTCCTCCTCCACCCTGGAATGCTTCCTCTGGGCCAAGCAAGGCAAACCCGAGGGTGTTGGTTAGGGAATCAACTGCGTTGCCGAGTTCATCACCAACCTCCCGAATGGAGTTACCGAAGATATCCCCCCAGGATGCGGGGTCCATAAGGTTGTCCACCATGTTGCGGATTTCTTCTCCAAGCTCCGACAGGGACTGCCCCTCCATGAACCCTCTAAGGTCGTTGCCGTTTCTGATGGCATCTTCGAGGCGACGGAAATACTCGTTTGAGCCCATGCTCCAGAGACTTCCACCGTCTCCATCTCCTGCGGCACCTTCACCCTCGGCGTCCATTGCCTTGTATCGGGCGAGGTTGACCTTGAATCCCGTTGGGACGTTGGTGAGCTGCTCGCCAAACTCTTTGTCTGTCCTGTCTCCTGCTCCCGCGATATCGTCCAAGTCGCCAAAGCGGCCCAGGCCGTCCGTCCATTCTGACTTGTCAATCATGTCATAAATAGGTTTGAATTGGTCGGGATTGATATACTGGGCCATATCGTTGGCCATAGTCGTTATCTCCTCCGCCAGATCCAACATGGACTGCAAATTTGGTATGTAGTCTTCGGGGTTCTGGGCGTTCAGGTCGTTCAGTTCCTCTTGGGCACTATTGATCAGCGAATTCCCAGATCCGGGGAGAAGGCTGTTCGCAAATTCTCCCAACACCTTTTGGAACTCGAATAGTATAATCTCAAAGGTATGGGGCAGCGTAAAGAGGAACTGGTGAAGCGTGATGAATCCCGTGCTCATGTAAACCAGCACCCTCACAATCGAGACAAACGTATTGTGCATATGGGCTAATGCGGTAAGCGTTGCTACGATTGCAAGAGCCAGTCGCTTAAATATATCATAAAGCGTTTCAGCAAAATTTAGGTTACCCATTGACTGTGCTATTACCACGAATGCGTCCATGACCATATCGAACAGGCCGACCAGCGAGAACAGGTTTTCATAAAACGGTCCCATCGCAAAAATAACCCGGTCAATTGACACAGCCAGCGCATCCATAATGCGCGTCCATGGAGTACGGTAATTTTCACCAAGATCCGTAGTTTCGCCAGACTGTTCAGTTGTTGTCGCGCCAGGATCTCTTATTGTCAGATTTTCCATAACATCGCGTCGGAACTGTTCACGCGGGTCGCTAGTGGACGGCTGCCCCGTAACTATCTCATGGCCAGCGCTCGCCATCCCGGCGATCTTCTGATGCTTAATCTGTTTCATGCCGAGAGCCAGCAAAAGAGAGCTGATGGCACCACCTGCGGCGATTGATATTGCTGCAGCAAGAGCGTAGATAAACAGGCTTAGAGCCGCAGCAAGAGTAACCAGGACGGCCACGACTATTCCAGCGTAGACCCAATACTGCTGAGACGCGGCGGCTATGACACCGATCCAAATGCCAAAGGCAATATAGGCAGCAACCGCGACAACGGACAGAGTCCATACGGCTGGAACAAGAACTGCGGCCAGCGGAACGGACAAAGCGATGACCGCAGCCGCCAGCGGAGCGAATATCTTTGCGGCATTTTTTGATGCGTCTTGCCATCTGGGCTCGGGGACGACGTTGGCTGCCTTGGCTATGCCGCTGGCTATCTTGTCAAACCCGCTTTTAATGAAATTGAACCCAGCCATGATGGCCTTTGGGATGACGACAACAAGCATTTCAACTGCTCGGCCTACGAATTCGCCGATCTTCTTCCCCATGACGCTATTTCCGAACATTGTCCCGATGGCCCCGCCGACGAATCCGCCGATGGCTCCACCCTTGTCCGTTAACCCCTCTAGGTATTCCCCTGCCCCATTTGATACGGTTTCTATCATGTCAACGATGCCCTGCAATCCATCGCCTTTCGCCTCCATGCCTGGGAATACCGTGTTTTCTGCAACAATCTCGCCGTTTTTCACGTAGAACGTGTTTATACCTGAAAAAGCAGATGTCAGTATGTCCTTGATGACAGACTTATCGTCCACCGGGTTGGGCTCGATTAAAGGCATTATCTCTAGCCCTTTTACCGCATCGGCTGCACCTTTCCCGAATGTCTCCAGCATACTGTTGAGTTCTTTCACCGACCGGGCGCTGTTTGAAAACATGTCACGGAAATCTAGCTGCCCCTTTACATCAAGAAGGTCTTTAGTCGTGTCCCCCTTGCTGTCGGTGCCCTTATTTTGGTCTTTGGCGTCCTTGTTTATATCGGCAACAGCAGCAGTAGCAATCTTTGCCGAACTATCCATTGCATCCTGGTACGCTTCGAGGGCTTTCTGGTACTCCTCTTTAAGCTCCGCCTTTCTGAGTGCCTCCACAGCGTCGGGATGGTTAGCCTTGGTATCGGGCTCGTCGGTCCTGCCCAAGATCGCAGCGGTATTGCCGAGAACGGCAGTCTCAAGGCCGCTCATCTGCATGGCAAGGCTGTCGATGCCAAGGTTGTTCATGGTCGCCACCATGAGTTCTGACGCCGGCCCCTGCACAGCCAAGCCTGCATTTAGCGATTCGAGCAGTATAGACTCTCTCCTTAAAGCCTCAGCATTTTCCTTTATGGCTTTAATCGTTTCATCGACGCCGCTCTTTTGCTTTCCGATATCCTGCATGAGGCGAGTTATCTCTGGGGACTCGGACTGTAAGACGGCTATTTCAAGCTTTATGTCACGTTCAGTGTTTGCCAAGGATGCAACTGATTCATCGTAGGACTTTTGAAGCTTCTCTACAGAAGAAGTCGCAGAGTTAATCTTTTTCTTATAGTCTTCCTGAGCTATCGCCATCGCGTAAACAATGTCTGTCAGGTCACCAAATGCAACGCTAACTCCGCCGACACTTTTCGAGAATTCATTAAGCCTGTCTATGTGTGGAGCCATTCCCGCTGTTATTTGTTTTATCTGCTTGTAGGAGGCGTCGCTGTGCCTGATGGCCCCTTTTTTGACATCGACAAAAGAAGACGCCAGTCTGATGGCCTCCATGGCTGTTAGACCAACGGCAACGCCAAATTTCTTGATCTCCTCTGAACTTCGCCCTGAAAGCTTACCCCCGCCATCCTTGGCTATGCGATCAAGTTTCTTCCCTGCATCAGCAATGAATTTATCAATAAAGGCACCAGCCTGAATTGATGGTTTCATGGACGGCTTAAAGGCAGATATAAGTTTGGCAGACAAAGACCTTATTTTTCCGCCGATCCAGTCGAAAAAGGAATCCCAGAGCTTACCAGTTTTATCAACCTGGTCTTCCTGCTTTGCAAACGCCTCCGTTGCCTTAACAAGCAGCTTACCTACGCTTTTGTCCCCCTCGTTGATCATATCGTTGATTTTTTGAAGAGTTTTCTTGAGGCGCTCCATCTCAAGCTCTTTAAGGGAGTCTAGGAATGCCTGGAGGACAGGAGAAACCTCTCTTGCCTTTTCCGCTATGGCTTCAGTCCGACCTTCCGTTTCAACGGTGACCTTAACTTTTGCGGCGATTTCCTCAATGTCCGATACATTCACCTTTATTTCACCACGCAATTGCTCTAGCTGGTTAACGAAATCGTCAAGGTTTTCTTGGGCCTTCGCAATCTGTTTCGGCGTGAGGTCAACCCGGCTAAGGAGCTTCGACGTCGTCGCTATGTTTCCTGTTATTTCGTTCAGCCTATTCTCATAAACATCCATTTGAGCGGGATTTAATGCTTCCTCAAAAAGGCCACCACTATCTTTTCCTATCGAATCAAAAAGTTCTTTGTAAAATTTCTTAAAGTCACTCACTTTGTCAAATGATGTTATCTCTGCGCCAATTTGTACCGTCAGAGCCTTCTGGAAAAGACCTGAGCTTGCAGTGTCAAGAGCCGCCATGTCATCCATCATCGCATCAAGGCGCAAGTCGGCAGACGAGAGCCTCATCGCAGCATCCGCTCCCTTGAAAATTTCTTGGTTGAATTCCATCCTGTCTATTTCGTTAGACAGGCCAACAAAGGCTTTCATCTGCTTCACTAAGCCCATATAACCGAATGATGCCGTGTCCAGGCTGTAGCCCAGGTCAATCGCCGCCATCCCCTGTCGCCCAAGTGCCGCGTTGAACGCCTCTGCCCCCAGTAGGGCAGTTCCTGTTGCTAGGGTTAACCCTCCGAAGGCGAGAGCAGCTCCCCCCACGGCTGTGCCTATTGCCGCAAAAGTGATTCCAGCGGCAGGCCCGAATATTGCGAAGAATATAAATGCAGCAAACCCAGCGGTAACCGTAGCTGCAAGCAGGGCTAATGCGCTTGTCACGGCACCGATTACCAGTGCCGCCTGCCCATAATTCGCTATAAATCTTATAAGAGTACCATCTCCCGCAGAAAAGGAATTCACTACGTCCTTAACCCTATCGACAAGGTCATTCAATTTTGGCAGCAGAAGGTCACCAATGGCAATGGCAAGGCTTTCTACATTGCTTTTTAGTATCTTGAGTTTTCCGGTTGTCGTCTCGTGCTGGATATTCTGGAGGAAGGTTGTGATGTCGTCAAACTGAGCCTGTTTTGTCGCTACGGACAAGTCGATAAAGGCATCGGTGCCCTGCTTGACCAGTGCGGCCATACCTGGACCGGACCTCTCACCAAACACCTCCATAAGGTCCGCGACGTATTGGGTTGTCTTCCCAGTCTCCGCATACTTTTTCTTCATTTTCTCAAGAATCGCGATAACTCGAAGCATCCCAGATGCTTGACCCTTCTGCCTTTCCCTAAGCACTTCCGTTGTGAGTCCTAAGCGCCCCATCGCCTTGGCTGACTGCTTGGTGGGTTTCACGAGAGCAGAAAAGGCTCGCTTAAGAGAAGTGCCGGCGAGAGTGCCCTGTATGCCCACGTTGCCCAGGAGGCCGATGGATACAGCAACGTCCTTCAGGCTTACGTCTGCAGCGCTGGCGACCGCGCCCACGATTTTGAAAGCCTCACCAAGCTGAAGCACATTCACATTGGAATTGGTGAATACGCCAACAAGGATATTGTTCACGTCGGTCAACTGTTTACCAAGCTCTTGTGCGACCGCACCCTGGTCCACCATGCCAGCAGTGGTCCGTGTCAGCTCCGACCTCACATTGACCGCAGTAATGCCAAAGGTGGACATAATGTTTGTTAAAACATTGCCGCTTTCAGCCATTGTTATATTGGCCGCAGTGGCCAGCTTCGCGACCTCGCCAATGGTTGCAATCACTTCGGCAGCACTGAAACCGGCCATTGCCATAAATTCCATGGCCCCTGTGACTTGCTTGGCGGTATGGATGGTAATGTTCGCTGTCTTAATAGCCTCTTTGCGCATAGACTTAAATGCGCCTCCAAAGGCGAGCGAACTACCGGAAGCAACAGCAGCAGCCTTTGACATCCCAAGCTCAAAGTCTGCCGATATCTTAACGATGACGGAGGCTGTCGCCGCAAGGGCACCAAAGGCTGCCACGGCACCAATGGATATTTTCCTAAAAGACTCCGACAGGCCGGTCATGTTGGACCTAAGCGACCCCAGTCGCTTCTCTAGCGTTTTTGCGCTAGACGCCATCGACTTTGTTCCCTTGCTGAACTCCTTTGACGACTTCTTGGTTGCGGCTGAGGTTTTCTGAAGGCCAGCCACAAGCTTGGTAATCTTGTCAACAGCCTTAGTGAGGTCTGTTACGGCTTTTTGGACATCAGCGTTTAGCTTTACAGTTACTTCTCTTGCCACAGTCATAACTACTCACCTTCCCCGAAACCGCTAAAGTCAACCTCTTCATCATATTGTATCGCCTCTGGCTCCCGCATACCAAGGATTACGAACGGGTCGGCGTCACTGCCAGCACTTCTGACCTCTGCATCCTCCACTCTACGTCGCATCATAGCCTTAAAGTCTCCGATGGACCCCGGTGACATTGATACGCGTTGGTTCTCATAGTCTGAAGCAACACCCTTCTCTTTAGGGAGAAGGTCTTTTGGTTTAATGCTCTTCTTGGACCAGCAATTCATGATATTGGCACAAGCCCAAGCAAGCATCTCCATCTGCCGCTTTTGCTGTGCCTGGTGACCCTTAAACATAAGACTAAGCTCGCGCAAGGTAACACCCGTTCCTATATCGTCCGGCATACCCCAGAATTGCTCCGGGGTCATGCCTATTTCGACAGCAGAGCCTAAGAGCTTGTAGAAGTCGAAGCGCTCTTGCTTGCCTTTTTCGGCGGGACGAAAGGGTCTGGTTCTTTTTCTTCACCGTCTTCCTCATCGTCATCGTCATCGTCATCCTGTGAACCAGGAATACCCAATGCGACTGCCTCCATTACCGTTGACATTAACTCGCCAAGGTCTTCACACTCATCAATCCAACGACCAACCTTGGCCAGCGTAAGCCGCGCTTCTTTGCCTTTTTTACCGGCATACTCATGCGCAACGCCCACTAGAATCGCCTCACGAAGAGTGCGAATGCCGAGTTGAGACTCTGAAAGGATATTCGTAATCGAAGACCCAAGTCTTTCTTCCAGCATCGCAATTTCATGAGTACGGAAACGAAGGGTATGCGTCCGTCCGCCCATGCGCACTTCAACCATACCCCTCGTTTTGTTTTTTAAACCTACAACACTTCCCATCGTTTCCTCCTGTTAGAAGCCCCCCTTTGGGGCTGTTTGTTTAATGTGCATATTACGCAGTAAGCGTAACAATGTTTGTACCGCTTAAGCGAAGTGTTACATCGAATGTAGTCACATCGTCAAGCGGGCTCCCTGGAGAGAAGCTCGTCGAAAACGCCTTGCCGTAAAAAGCATTTGCGCCAACTGTTCCCTGCGGCGATGGTGTGCCGCGAAGGGCCACGGATATATTCGACGGATCTGCATCCATAACAAACGCTTCGCCGTCAGGAACATACCAGAAATGGAACAAAAAGCTGTTCAAAGCACAAACCAAGACACCCATCGATTCATCATCTTCTTCATTGTATCGAAATGATACGTCCAATGTTTCATCGTGAAAGTTTGGTATGTATGTCCTAGCTGTACCATGTGTTGGGCTGGCTCCACTGGTGTTATGCACCGTTGTTTCCAGCTCATCGACGTTACCGTTCATGGTAGCGTCAACAAGCGCCCCCGTGGCCGTACCGGGGTTTGCGGTAAGGCCATCGTTCTCAAGCTGGTCTAGCGCAAATGGCTCCGTGTCATTTGTTGCGCTCCCGGACAAGGAAGTGACCGGAAAGCCACCCTCACACGCAACCCACAATTCTCCTAAACGTCCTGCTATTCCTGACATTTTTTCCTCCTACAACGTGTCAAGTAATGTTCCGCTGAGTCTCAGCGTCACGTCAAAAGTTCCAACGTCATCCAACGGACTTCCCGGAGAAAAGCTCGTCGAAAACGCTTG